GCCTCCTCCGGGAGGCCCCTTTTGCGACACCGTGGGACAATCTACAAGGCGGCTTTTACGGGAGGCCGCATCCGGACAGAGGCGGCGGGGCTTTCCTCCTTTCACCCGCCGCCCGTTGAAAGACGAGGTGTATATGGCGATCAATGTCAAGGTGACCGTCGCTTGCGATATGTGCGGCAGGGAGCACGATTTCCCCTATCGCGAGAAGTGGCGCTGGGACCGTATCGAGATGGACGTCCCGTCAGTGGTGGGCAACATAGCCGGGTGGGAACTCCTCAGCCGCGAGGGCGTGCCGGTGCGGGACTACCGCAACGGAGACAGCAAGGTGCTGTGCCCCGAGTGCGCGAGGGCCTACAGGGAGGCCGTGGAGGATAGGAACCGCAGCCTCGACGCGATGTTCGGGAGCTGGTAATGGAGAGCCCCGAGATCAAGGTGTTCGAGGTGCCCACGGCCAGCCTCGTCCCCTACGCCAACAACGCCAAGGAGCACTCGCAGCTCCAAGTTGAGCAGATCGCCAACTCCATCGAGGAGTTCGGCTTCAACGACCCCATCGCGGTATGGGAGAACGCCGATGGCGAGATGGAGGTCGTGGAGGGCCACGGGCGCGTCCTGGCGGCCCAGAGGCTCGGCATGGGCAAGGTACCCGTGTTCTACCTGAACCACCTCTCGGACGAGCAGAGAAGGGCCTACACGCACGTCCACAACCAGACGACGCTGAACTCCGGGTTCGACCCGTTGAAGCTCGATATGGACATCAAGCAGCTCGACTTCGACTGGGAGTCCTTCGGCTTCGAGGCCCCCGAGCCCGTCGGGGACGTGCTGACAGATACCGACGAGCAGCGCAGGTCGCTGGCCGAGAGGTTCGGTATCGCCCCCTTCAGCGTCCTGAACGCCCGCGAGGGCGCCTGGCAGGAGCGGAAGCGCCAGTGGCTCGCCCTCGGCATCAAGTCTGAATTGGGCCGTGGGGGGGGGCTCGCATTCCAGGCGGGCCTAATGGGAAAGTCAAGGCAGTACCGGGCGGCAGCGTCATGCCGCTAGACAGGGGATGGTATGGGCGTTCTAATTGAGAACAAGTCCGGCTACGTCGCCGACTACTACAAGCAGAAGCGCGCCGCCGAGCGCGAGGTCGGGCGAAAGCTGTCCAACGCGGAGTTTGAGCGCGATCATCTCGTCACGGGGGGGGGTCGTCCTTGAGCGATAGCGGAACGAGCGTGTTCGACCCCGTTCTCACCGAGCTGTGCTACGCATGGTTCTCGCGCGAGGGCGATACGGTCATAGACCCCTTCGCCGGCGGCTCCGTGCGCGGCGTGGTCGCCTCCGTCATGGGCCGCGCCTACACGGGGGTGGAGCTGAGGGCCGAGCAGGTGGCTGCCAACGTAGAGCAGGGCGAGGCTCTGTGCGACGTTCCACCGACGTGGGTCACGGGGGACAGCGCAAAGATGGACGAGCTTGTGGCGGCCGAGGGCTTCGACTTCATGCTCACGTGCCCGCCCTACGCCGACCTTGAGGTGTACAGCGACGACCCGGCGGACATATCCAATATGCCGTGGGAGAGGTTCCTTGAGATGTACGAGGTCATCCTCTCCAAGGCCGTTGCGAAGCTCGCGGAAGACCGCTTCGCCGTCGTGGTGATAGGGGATGTGCGCGACAAGAGGGGCTTCTACCGCAACCTCCCCGGCCTCACCACCGAGATCATGTCCCGCGCCGGCGCGGGCTTCTACAACGAGGCCGTCCTGGTAACCCCGGCGGGGAGCCTGCCCATCAGGGTCGGCAAGCAGTTCGAGGCGAGCAGGAAGCTGGGCAAGACGCACCAGAACGTGCTCGTGTACTGCAAGGGCGACCCCAGGAGGGCGGCCGAGCGCCTGGGCGACGTGTACGTGCCCGATGCGGTATAATTGCAGGAAGAATCTAGAAATTTCTATTGTAACCTTGCCTTGTATAAGTTATAATATACCCACAGGCAAGGGGAAAGGCCCCAGCCATGGACGAAAGGCAAGAAGGTATGACGGACAAGCAGTACTTCGGAATGCTCAAGGACATGATCGCAGACCTTGAGCGCATCAAGGCGATGGGCGTCAGCGAGAAGGCCGAGAAGGAGATTGACGCCTGCATCGAGCGCCACAAGAGCAAGATGGCGTAAGCGAGAGGGGGAGGGAGCCGATGGAGCGGCCCCTCCCCCTCGAAGGTATGGCCCGGACAAACAGGCCGGGGCAATTCTACCACGAAGGGAGCCGTCATGGTCAGCAAGGCCAAGCAGGAGGCCATAGCCCGCTACAACAAGCAGAACGTACGCCGGGTCACGGTGATATTCTCGCCCCTCGACCGCGACATACAGGAGTACCTGGAAACCAAGGACTCCATGGGCGGCTACCTGAAGAAGCTGCTGCGGGAGGACTACGAGAGGCAGAGGGGGAGCGAGGGCTAGAACGGCAGCGGCTCGCGTCTGGTGTCGATAGACCTCTCGGCGTCGGCACTGCCCGCGAACATACCGGCCTGGGCCAGTTCCAGATCGCGCTTGAACTCGTTTATCAACCCGCGATTCATCAGGTCGATGCCAAGGGCTTCGTCCCACCCCTCGGGAAGTGTCAACTTCACGAACTTGTCGTAGATGTGCGCGGTGTCATAGAAGAGCACCCTTGTGATGGCGAGGTACACGCTCAGCTTCAGTTCTGAGCGTCCCTGCTCGATGTTGTACATGGTTTGAAGCGATATATCGCAGCCAGTGTACTTCTTCATCAACGCAACGAAGTCCTCGGCCCTGTTGATTCCCAATTGCTGCCGCCGTCGCCTTATAAGCGCTCCCATGAGCACGGAATCGATGACCTTGCTTTTTTCTGATGCCATGGTTCCCTTTCTCGCTTGGGGAATTCTACCATATCCCAAAGTTATATTTGCATTCATAAAGTTCATTTGTTATTATTAAAAAAGTAGTTTAGGAGGTGAAAAATGATTACAGCAGTTGAGAAAGAATTCCCGAACGGAATACCGGCGTTCATGAGCGCCACGCAGTTCGGTCGCATCGTTGGTATGTCGCCGCCGCAGGTTCTCAAAGTGATGAAGGAGCGCCCGGATATGGTCGTCCGGCTCCCCACTATGAAGGACAAGCGGATTCGGTCAGACTTGTATTTCGAGCTGATTGGGAAGAAGGAAGAGGAGTAGGGCGCCGCGCCTAGGAAACGTAAGCGCCCTACCCAACCGGGGCAATACCCCAGAAAGGAGTTCGGTATCATGCGAGATACGAACATCCAAACTATAACACTGTACGATCAAAAACGACAGTGGCTAATTGACAACGGTTATATCAGCGTAAGAGATGGGGTCGAACTAATTACGCTCGAAGCTACCGCGCAGCTAGCGGGAAATGTGGTCTCAGTTGAAGAGCTTAAGAGCTACTGTGACGCTTTCGGCTACATTCCATCTAGCGTGCTGGACACAATGCGCGAAGGTGCTGCTTTCTGCAAAGATCTTTACGGCTCAAACGATATGGTTGAGATACTGTACGAGGCGTTTGCTGGCACGGGAGTTGATGCGCGATGAACGGAATTGAAGTGTTCAGCCGCGACGGGCTGGGAAAGATAAGGGTATCGGTCAACAGCGATGGGATTCCGTACTTCGTCGCAAAGGATGCCTGCGACATCGTGGGCTTGTCAAACGTCACTGTGGCTTTGAGCAGGCTTGATGAGGATGAGTTTATTTCAATTAAACTCATCGATTCAATAGGCAGGGAGCAGAATGCTTATGCGGTAAGCGAGGCAGGGCTTTATTCGCTTATACTCGGTTCCCGCAAGCCGGAAGCAAAAACGTTTAAACGCTGGGTGACTCACGAGATATTGCCCTCTATTCGCAAACATGGAGGTTATCTGACGCCGGAAAAGGTGGAGGAGGCCCTGCTGAACCCCGACACCATTATTCGCCTTGCTACTGATCTTAAGACCGAACGCGAGATGAGGAAAACGCTTGAGGCGAGGAATGCCGTCCTTGCCCCAAAGGCCCAATTCGCCGACAGTGTTCTGAGCGCCGACGGAACCTATTCGATTACCGAGGCGTCGCGGTTGCTCAAGCAGGCTGACCCCAAGATGGGCCAGAAGAAGCTATTCGAACGCCTCAAGGCCGATGAGCTTATCACCAAGCAGGGGAACCAGGCCACCGCCAAGGCCATAGAGCGCGGGTACCTGTACAACCACAAACCGGACAACCGGGAGAACCCGGTGACGGGCGAGGTGAAGACCTTCGACCCCTACGCGAGGGTCACGAACAAGGGACTCCGCTGGATGGTCGAGCATTACTGCAACCCCCAGGCGCAGCTCGAATTGGAGGTGCTGTAAATGGAGAACGAGATGCACCCTTACGACCGCATTTCCCACTCGAAGCTGTTTTCCGAGGGCCTTGCCGAGCTGACGCTGGCATTGCTGGAAAGCCCCAACCCCTGCGACAAGTCGCTCTACGTGCTCCACGAGATGACGCGGCGCGTGGCCGACGAGCTGGCTATGGCAGACGCCGACCTCCGGGGAACCGTGCCGGTCAAGCGGACCGCTGCCGTCCACAAGGTAGCCTAGAACGTACAGGCGCATATTCGATCTGGAAGCCGCCCTCCGGGGCGGCTTTCTCGTCGTATGCGACAGCACCTGATAATGCGGGCATGAAGAGAAGACCGTTGACAAAGGCGGACATCGCCGAGGCGATCAGGATGAAGAAGACAGGGCTGCGCCAGAAGGACATCGCGGCCTATCTCGGCATTGCCGAGGAAACCATGTCCCGTTGGGTGAACCATCCGAAGACGGAGAACCAGCGTCAATTAAGTCAGGCCCTAAAAAAGACCGAGGCCGAGCGCAAGGCATCCCTCCTCACCATGATCTACAACGCGGCGACCGCCCCCAAGACGTGGCAGGCCGCCGCCTGGCTGCTTGAGCGGCAGTACCCCGACGAGTTCGCCCAGCAGCAGCGCGTGAGGGCAGAGGCCGAGGTGGAGGTCGCCCCCGCGTTCTACTTCGACCCGAAGGAAGCCGATGGCTAGGCCCCGCGTCAACGTGGCCCCGCTCATCATCAAGGCGTTCCACACCATGTTCGAGGCCGTGATGTCGGGGTGCGGCGGTGAGTGGTGGATGAAGGGCGGCCGCGGATCGACGAAATCCACCTTCATAAGCCTCTGCATCGTGCTCGTCATGATCACCTTCCCCTTCGCGAACGGCGTGGTGGTGCGCCGCTTCAGCAACACTCTGAGGGATTCCGTGTACGCCCAGGTATGCTGGGCCATAGCCGTCCTGGGGCTAGAGGGGCACTTCATCTGCCACGCCTCCCCCATGGGGATCATCTACAAGCCCACGGGCCAGAAGCTCGTGTTCCGGGGCATGGACGACCCGCTCAAGATGAAGGGCGTGAAGTTCACGAAGGGCTACTGCGCCATAATCTGGTTCGAGGAGCTTGACCAGTTCGCCTCCTGGGAGGCCGTGCGCAGCGCCCTCAAGTCGTTCAGGCGCGGCGGCAGCGTGTTCTGGACGTTCTACTCCTACAACCCGCCTAAGACCCTGTGGAGCTGGGTCAACAAGCAGGCCCTCGAAATGGAGCGCAAGCCCCGCTGCACCGTGCACCACAGCACCTACCTGGATGTGGTCGAAGGGGGGCACGCCGAATGGCTTGGCGAGGACTTCGTGGCCGAGGCCGAGTGGCTGCGCGACACCAACGAGACGGCCTACCGCTGGGAGATGCTGGGGGAGATCACCGGCACGGGCGGCAGCGTGTTCGACAACATCAGGGACACGCGCATGAGCGATGAGGACGTACGTTCGTTCGATAACTTCCGAAACGGCATCGACTGGGGATGGTTCCCCGACCCCTGGCGCTTCGTGCGCTGCCACTTCGACAAGCGGTCGCGCGAGCTGTATGTCTTCGACGAGCGGGAGGCCTTCCGCAAGGAGGCCCGCGACACGGGGAGGCTGGTCGTAGATGCGCTCACCTACGCCGACGAGGAGGGCGGGAAGCCGCGCTACCACGCGCAGACGGTGTGGACGGACGACACGCCGGACGGGAAGCAGCAGACGGCGGTGTACCGCCGCAAGTACTCGCTCAAGGCCCGCCCCGCTCGCAAGGGCAATATGCGCGACCTCAGCTACCGCTACCTCGCGGGCCTGCGGGCCATCCACATAGACCCCGTGCGGTGCCCCCGCGCCTACGAGGAGTTCACGCTGAAGGAGTTCGAGCGGGACAGGAACGACGAGTGGATAGACGAGATACCCGACGGCAACGACCACAGCATCGACGCTGTGAGATACGCAATGATGGAGGATGTTAGGAGGGCCGCGTAGTGGCAGATGAGAGATACGGCGTACCCGGGGCTATCGGCACGTACTTGGAGAAGAGGGGCTACGATGTCCCCTGGGGCTCCATGGCGGGCCACATCAACCGGTGGGACGCCTGGATGCGTGGGACGGGGGAGTTCTACGATTACGACGACTATGACAGCGAGGGCCGCTTCTACCACGTGCACAGGCGCTCCGTCAGGCCCGCCAAGCGCGTGTGCCGCGAGTGGTCCAGCCTGCTGATGGACGAGCAGACGAGCGTGCAGTGCGAGGACGAGGCCTGCAACGAGTGGCTAGAGGGCTTCCTCGCCCGGTCAAAGTTCTGGTCGCGCGGCCAGGGCCTCGTGCAGCGGGCCTTCGGCCTGGGCACGGGCGCGTGGGCGCTCTGGGTTGATACGGCCGCCCCGAAGATGCTCATCCGCCGGTACTTCGCAAACATGACCCTACCTCTGTCTTGGGATGAGGACGGGGTGACCGAGTGCGCCTTCGCGACGAGGATTCACATGAGGGGCAAGCCCGTTGACCAGTTGCAGATGCACCTGGTCAACGAGGGGGGCACCTACGACATCCACACGGTGCTCCTGGACGAGATGGGGCGCGAGGTGAAGATGGAGGGGGTGCTGCCCGTGTTGGAGACGGGGTGCCCCACGCCCACGTTCGCCATCGTTAAGCCGGCCATCGAGAACACCATGGAAGAGTTCAGCCCCTACGGGATGAGCGTGTTCGAGGACGCCATTGACGTCATCCAGTCGGTCGATCTCGCCTACGACGCCATCTTCACAGAGGTTGACGTGGGCAAGATCAGGGTGTTCCTGAGCGATATGCTGCTTGAGCGCGGCGACGACGAGGGGCAGCGCGTCATCCCGTTCGGGAAGGACGACTGCACGGTGTTCCGCAAGGTGGGGAGCAGCGAGGACATGGTGCAGGAGTTCGCCCCCTCGCTGCGCACCGAGCAGCAGGTCAAGGCCTACCGCACCGCGCTGCAAACGCTGGGGGACCAGTGCGGGTTCGGCCTCGGCTACTTCGACATCGACGAGAAGGGCGGCATCAAGACGGCGACCGAGGTATCGTCCGACAACTCGCAGCTCATGCGCTCCATCAAGGAGCACGAGAACCTTCTGGGCGATGCCATCGCGCAGATATGCACAGCCGCCCTGCACTGCGCCCGCACGTTCCTCGGCGTCCCGCTCCCGCCCGAGGGCGACGTGACCGTGAAGTTCGACGACTCTATCATCCAGGACACCGCCGCCGAGAAGGCCCAGGATTTGGCCGAGCTTGACCTGACCCTCAACGACTGGGAGTACCGCATGAAGTGGTACAACGAGGACGAGGAGACAGCGAAGGCGAACGTGCCCAGGGCGCAGAACGCCGTTGAGGATACCGAAGAAGAGGGCGGCGAGTTCGGCGAAGGGCGGGCCGAGGGCGAAGAGGGGGAAGCTGAGGAATGATCTCGGCTAGCGAACAGGAGGAGCTTTCCGAGGGCGCGGCAGAGGCGTTTCGCGAGACCGAGCTGGGGGTGCTCAAGGCCGTGGCCGGGGCGCTCTCAGCCGCTGCGGAGGTCGGCGTAGCGGTTGCCGGGATTAAGCTGAGCGCCAAGCTGGGGCAGTACCTCGCAAGGCGCTCGGAGGCCCACAGCTCGGCGGTTTCCGCGTCCATGGGCAAGGTATTCGAGGCCAACGCCAAGGCAGGCCCCGGGTATGACAAGGCGGCCAGGGCCGATGCGGGAAGCCGGGCCCGCGAGGCGTGCGCGGCCGCCAAGCCCCGGGTGGCCGAGATCGAGCGGGCCATACGCTCCGATGCCAACGCGATCTAC